AGGATTGGTTATGGCACATTTTGCTGAATTGGACGAGAACAACGTCGTTAAGCGCGTCATCGTTGTGGACAACAAGGATACGTCTGACGCTAACGGTAACGAGGTTGAAAGCATCGGCGTGGCGTTTTGCCAAAAGTTGCTCAGCGGTAACTGGAAACAAACCAGTTACAACGGCAAAGTTCGCAAGAATTACGCTGGTATCGGCTACACCTACCACGCTGACATTGACGCTTTTGTAGCGCCGCAGCCGTACCCGTCATGGGTTCTGGACGCCAATGCCCAATGGCAGGCTCCGGTGCCGATGCCGACTGACGGTAAGATGTATTCGTGGGACGAAGCCGCGCAGGCGTGGGTTGAGGTTGAGGGAGCGTTAGCCTAATGGCTACTTGGAAGGTTGAAGGGATCAGCGCATATCCTCGTCTTAACGACAAGGATAACGTCGTGTATTCCGTGCATTGGAGCATCGGCGCGTTTGATTCAATCACGAATCTGGATCTGCCGTCTGACGACTTCATCCCGTTTGACCAGTTGACCGAGCAAACGGTGCTGGGCTGGGTGTGGGGAAAGACGCCAAAGGCAGAGTGCGAAGCCCGTGCAGCCAAGTACGAAGAGTCGCTCAAGAACCCACCGCCGGAGCCAGTGGCCGTACAGTTGCCGTGGGGCTAATGGAGTAAACCATGTCCACTATTAAGATTTCCCAACTGCCTGCCGCTACCGGCGAACTGACCGGCGCTGAGTTAGTGCCGATTGTTCAGGGCGGTGTCACCAAGCGAACGACCGCTTCGGCTATGGGCGCCAACGACGTGGTGTCCGTTAAGGCATACGGCGCAGTGGGCGATGGCGTGGCAGACGACCGTGCGGCCATTATTGCCGCTCAAAACTACGCTGCCTCGATTGGCGGCGCCACGGTGTACTTTCCGCCGGGGCAATACAAGGTTAGCGCGGCGATCCCGATGCTTCCGGGTATTACCTACCAAGGCCCGATGCGAGCAGAACTTGGCGCGTACAACGCTGGCCGAAGCCGCATTTTTAGCAGCACTAGCGACGTGTTTACGAACACGGCAACGCTAATTACAGGCGTTTGCTTCCGCGACTTGTTTATTGAGTCCACCTCTGGTGGCGGGCATATCTTTAATTGGTCAAACGCGGGCGTTGTTGCCAAGATTGAAATGTCGGGCGTCTGCTTGGTGCAAAAGAACGCAGCCAAGTCCGTTATTTACGGCAACATGGGCGGGGGTGCCAGTGACGGCATTTTCTCCATCTGGATGCACGATTTTGAGTATGAGTTTGTTCCGACAAACTCGGTTCCGGCAATCTACCTCAAAGCGTTTACGATCAACTCCATTTCAATCTCTAACTTCTGGAGCACGGCTAACGGCGAAAGCGCCGCAGGTCAGCCGAGCATTTGGGTAGAAAGCACCAACGCCTCGGGCGCTGCTTTTAACGTATTTATCAAGCAGGGCGTGTTGGAATACGCATCCAGCGGTGGCATTACGCTGCTCTCTTGCGCCAACTCTATCGTTGAGGACTGCACGACTTACGACTCGTCAATTGCGATTGGCGCTCCGGTGTTTAAGGTGGACAAAGGAGCCTCTGGGCCGCCGTCCAACAACATCGCATTTCGCGCTTGCCGTAGCACGATTGGCAACGCGACGCACGCTGACTTATATCTAAATACTGCTGAGTCTGGTCAAGGATCGTTTTGGGTAGAGAACTGCACGTTCTCGTATCTGGATTCGGCCTCAACTTTGCCGGGTACGGCAACGGCTATCGTCAACAGTTCAATTACGAACTTTGTGGATACGGCGTATCTACAGTTGAACTTTAGCCCAGAGGCAACCATTCGTTTCGGGAATTCGCTTGGGTCAAGCAAGTATTACGACATCTGGAACGGGTACTTCAACAACTTTGAAGGCTACCTCAACATCATGCAGAACGGGTCGTACATCGGCTCGGTCAACCCGTCAGGTAACTTCTATTGGGGCGGCACTCGCGCATCGCCAAACTTTTATGTCATTAAATCTGACGGCAGAGTTTTTACAAAAAGCCATATCTACCCCGGCACGGGCGCTGGCTCTGACCAAGACAAAGCCGGTTTGTTGGCTGGCGAAGGCGCTCCCAGCAACGGCAACGGCAACAACGGCGATTTTTACTTCCGCAGCGACGGCGGTGCTTTGACGACCATCTACCAAAAGCGTGCCGGTTCATGGGTAGGCATCGTTTAATGTTGCGCCCTGTGAAGCCATACAGTATTGTTTACCCGTACTGGTGCGGTTCACCAGGTTTCCGTAAGGAAGTGTTATGACGGACGAAAACCAAGTCCCTGAAGTTGTAGCGGATGTATCCGCGCCGGAACCGGAGGCTACGGCTGCCCCGGAGTCTGAAGTTGTTGCGGAAACGCAATCGCCGGAGGAAAAGCCTGCCAAATCGTTCTCTCAAGAAGAGCTGGACGCGATGGTGGGCAAAAGGCTTGCACGGGAACGTCGCAAGTGGGAGCGAGAGCAAGCGCTAAAAGCCCAGCCGGCAACGGCGGCAGCGTCTTTGCCTAGCCGAGACGAGGATCCTGACGCGTATGCCGAGGCTCTGGCCGAACGCAAAGCAACAGAATTGCTCGCCAAACGCGAGGCCGAGCGCGAGCGAATGGCTCTTGTAGAGGCGTATCACGAACGTGAAGAAGCGGTACGGGACAAATACGATGACTTTGAAAAAGTCGCGTACAACCCGTCCCTACCAATCACGCCCGTGATGGCCGAGACGATTCAGGCATCGGATGTAGGGCCCGAGCTGGCTTATTACCTAGGCTCAAACCCGCGCGAAGCTGATCGTATTTCCCGTTTGTCGCCGTACCTTCAAGCTAAAGAGATCGGCAAGATAGAGGCTAAAATGGCTGACAATCCAATACCGATCAAGAAAACCACCAGCGCTCCCGCGCCGATCAAGCCGGTAACGGCTCGAGGCACCAGCGCCGGCACTTATGAAACGACTGACCCCCGCTCGGTTACGGCCATGAGCACGTCAGAGTGGATTGAGGCCGAGCGTCGACGCCAGATCAAGCAGTGGGAAACGCGTCAACGTCGCTAACAATTTTTAGGAGACACTTTCGTGGCTAATACAATTCTTACTATTGACATGATTACGCGGAAAGCGCTCGAGATCCTCGAGAACAACCTCGTAATCACCCGCAACGTCAACCGCCAGTACGACAGCAGCTACGCCGTCGAAGGCGCCAAGATCGGCACCACGCTGCGTATCCGTCTGCCGGATCGCGCCCTTGTGACCGACGGTGCCGCCCTGCAAGTTCAGGACGACAACGAGCAGTTCACGACTTTGACGGTTGCTTCGCAGAAGCACATCGGCGTGAACTTCACCACGGCCGAAATGACGATGCAGTTAGACGACTTCGCCGAGCGCGTGCTCAAGCCGCGTATCAGCCAGTTGGCTTCCAGCATTGACGCGGACGTCGCTAACAGCTTCAACAACATCTACCAGTCAGTCGGTACGCCGGGCACCACGCCGGGCACGACCGCTGTTCTGTTGGCTGCCCAGCAGAAGCTGAACGAAGCCGCTGCCGTCATGTCGCCGCGCTACGCGACCGTCAACCCGGCCGCCAACGCTGCGCTCATCGAGGGCATGAAGGGGTTGTTCAACCCGGTTAGCACCATTTCGTCGCAGTTCAAAAACGGCATGTTCGGCGAAGGCATCCTGGGCTTTAACGAGCTCAACATGTCGCAGTCGATCAAGCAGTTCACGACCGGCAGCCGCACGGGCACCATCACGGTGAACGGCACGGTGTCGACTCAGGGCCAGGCGACCATTACGCTGAACGGCACGACCGGCAACACGCTTAAGAAGGGCGACGTGTTCACGATCGCTAACGTGTACTCGGTCAACCCGCAGACCCGCGAATCAACTGGCTCGCTCCAGCAGTTCGTGGTCACTGAGGACATTACCGCTGCTGCCAGCGCGTTCACCAACGTCAAGATTTCGCCGGCGATTTACACGTCGAGCGTTGCTTTGGCGACGGTGGATTCGTTCCCGCAGAACAGTGCTGCTGTGACGTTCTTGGGTGGCGCTTCGACGCAGTACCCGCAGAACCTTGTGTACCACCGCGATGCGATCGCCTTCGCCACGGCTGACTTGCTCATGCCGCAGGGCGTTGACATGGCTTCGCGCCAAGTGCACAACGGCATCTCCATGCGCGTTGTTCGTCAGTACGACATTAACAACGACCGTATGCCGTGCCGTATCGACGTGCTGTATGGCTACTCGGTGATCCGTCCGCAGATGGCCGTGCGCCTCTGGGGCTAATGGTTAAATTTAAGGAGTAACTAAAAATGGCACTTCCTAATGGTTCTGGTGGATATCAAGTAGGCGCTGGTAATGCTGCCGAGCCGTTGATGGGCGTTCTTAACGCCGTCACGGCTTACGCGGGCTCAACTGGCACTATCGCTGTGGCTGACCTCGAAAACGGCGTTTTCTCCGTTGATTCGGGCGGCACGGACGCTGGCACGTACTCGTTGGCGGCTGCCGCTGACGTTGACGACGCTGTTAGCAGCGCTCGCGTGGGTAGCACGTTTGACTTCTTTTGCATCAATCTCGGTGACAACGGAGCAAACGATGTGACCTTCTCGGGCACCGGTTGGACGTTTGTGGGTTCGGCTGTGGTTGCTGACGGCACGTCGGGCCACTTCCGCGCTCGCAAGACCGGCGACGCTGCTTGGACTTGCTACCGCATTTCGTAATAGCAACGCCCTCGGCGGGGCAACTCGCCGGGGGCACCACCTAAAGGGGTATTGATATGCCTAATACACAGGCGATTGGTGTTGCTTTTGCGGATCAGGCGATTATCAACGGCTCGCTTGACTCGGCCACGCTCGTTAATTCCAACGTGCGTAGCGGGTTCAGCGCAGCGCAGCAGGGGGCAACGATTGCTACGACTGGCAACAGCGACGTGTTTGTCGTTGCTCCGGTGTCGGGCGTTTTGTCGGCTGCGTGGTTTTCAGGCGTTGATGCGTTGGCTGCGAGTAATACGGACTACATTACGTTCTCTATCACCAACCTTGGCACGTCTGGTTCGGGCACCGCAGCGATGCTTGCGGCAACCGACGCCAACACCACCAAGTCAACGGGTGGCACCGCTTTGACTGCTAATGCTCGACGCGTTTTGTCGCTGAACGGCACGGCAGCCAACTTGGTGGTGGCAGCCGGTGATCGTCTCCGTATCCGCGCTGCGGCAACGGGCACGCTTGCCAACACTGTCACGTTCCCGGTCTATTTGCTCAACTTTAGCGTCTCGTAATATGCCGAATATCTATCTTCGCCACCCCAAGCACGGGGAAAAGGTTGCGATTTCCTGGCTGGAAGCGAGGGAAGATATGGAGCACGGATGGGAAGAATTTGACCCATCCGATTGTGATGATTCAGAATCTCCGGCGTCGTCAGAAATGGCGGCGACGGAGACTTCTGACCCTAATGCGTTGAGAACGCGCCGCCGCCGTAAGGAGTAGTTAATGGCCACCACCGCTGCAGATCAGATCAACGGTGCGCTGCGTCTGATCGGAATGTTGGCGGAGGGTGAAGTGCCTTCGGCCGCGACGTCGCAGGATGCCCTTACAGCGCTCAACCAGATGATTGATTCGTGGAACACGGAGCGTCTGTCCGTGTTTTCGACCATAGATCAGGTCTACAACTGGCAGCCCAACGTTCGTACGATTACGATGGGCCCAACCGGCACGTTTGTGGCCGAGCGTCCTATCCTGATGGACGACGCTACCTATTTCCGCGATGCCTCGACCAATGTGTCGTATGGCATCAAACTGATCAACAACGAGCAATACAACAACATTGCCGTTAAGACAGTTACCTCTACGTATCCGCAGTTGATGTGGGTCAACATGACCTACCCGGATGTAGAGATTTACATTTACCCAGTGCCAACTCGCGTGCTGGAGTTTCACTTTGTGTCGGTGCGCCCGCTATCAACGCCAGCAACGCTTGATACTGACCTGACGTTCCCGCCGGGTTACTTGCGCGCGTTTCGTTACAACTTGGCGTGTGAGCTTGCACCGGAGTTTGGTGTCGAGCCCTCACCGCAAGTGCAACGGATTGCGATGTACAGCAAGCGCAACTTGAAGCGCATCAACAACCCGGATGACGTGATGGCAATGCCGGCGGCGCTGCTCGTCAACCGTCCGCGCTTTAATATCTTTACGGGCAACTTCTAATGAAGACGCCGATCCTTGGATCGTCGTATGTCATCCGGTCGGTCAATGCTGCCGACAGCCGGATGGTCAACTTGTACCCGGAAGTTATCCAAGAGGGCGGCAAAGAGCCCGCCTACTTGCAGCGTTGCCCCGGCTATTCGCTAGTAGCTACTGTTGGTACGGGCCCGATTCGCGGTTTGTGGCAGTTAAAAGATTACTTGTATGTTGTTTCGGGTTTAGAACTCTATCGGCTGTCAACTAACTACGTAGCAACTAAACTTGGCGACGTAACTGGTTCGGGCCAGGTATCAATTACCGATAACGGCACGCAAATTTTTATCGCGTGCAATCCCGACGGTTTTATCTACAACACCGAAACGCTGCAGTTTGCGCAAATCACTGACCCTGACTTTCCCGGCGCAGTGACGGTTGGCTATCTTGACGGCTATTTCGTGTTTAACGAACCCAACTCCCAGCGAGTGTGGGTAACGCAGCTGCTCGATGGTCTGTCGATTGACCCGCTGGATTTCGCCAGCGCCGAAGGTTCGCCGGACGGGCTGGTGTCGTTGATTATCGACCACCGCGAAGCCTGGTTGTTTGGAACCAATAGCGTCGAGGTTTGGTACAACTCCGGCGATCCGCTCTTTCCGCTAACGCGCATACAAGGCGCTTATAACGAGGTCGGTTGTATTGCGCCGTACTCGGTCGCCAAGATGGATAACTCCGTCTTCTGGCTCGGCGCCGACGCTCGAGGCCAAGGCATCGTCTACCGCGCGGAAGGCTATCAAGCTACCCGCGTATCTACGCACGCCGTTGAATTTGCTATCCAAGGCTACGGTGATTTAACTGACGCCGTTGGCTACACCTACCAGCAAGACGGCCACACGTTTTATGTGATGAACTTCACCAACGCCGACACCACTTGGGTGTTCGACGCGGCGACAGGCGCTTGGCACGAACGCGCTGGATTCCGTAATGGCGACTTCAAGCGTCACCGTGGTAACTGCCATGCTCGTTTTAACGGCGACCCTATTATCGGCGACTATCAAAACGGGCGGCTGTACGCGTTTAGCCTCGACGTCTATTTCGACGCGGGGGCTACACAGAAATGGCTGCGATCGTGGCGCGCATTGCCTACCGGCGGCAACAACTTAACGCGCACCGCGCAGCACGGCCTGCAAATTGATTGCGAAACAGGCGTGGGCTTAAACGGCGTTGATCCGTTTGACGATCCGATTGAAATTACGACCGAAACGCAAATTATTTTAGATACTGAAAACGACATTAACCTCATTATTGAGAGCACGCCTGTTGTGGGTGCTAACCCGCAGCTAATGCTGCGGTGGTCAGATGACGGCGGCCACACTTGGAATGGCGAGCGCACTGTGTCTATGGGTCGTATTGGTCAATACGGCACTCGCGCCATCTTCCGTCGCCTTGGCATGACCTTAAAGTTGCGTGACCGGGTGTATGAGGTGTCCGGCACTGATCCAGTGAAAATCGCCATTATGGGCGCTGAATTGCAAATCAGCGGTACGGCGTCGTGACACAGAACATCACGCGAATCCCCGCGCCCAGAGTGCCGCTTATCGACGAGCGCACCGGGTATGTGTCGCGTGAGTGGTTCCGCTTTTTTAACAATCAATTTTTGCTGACTGGCGGCGGTACAACCGCCGTTACTATTGCCGATCTTGAATTAGCGCCGTCATTGGCTGCTAACGTCGAGGACGAACTGGCTGTTGTTAAAGGCCAATTAGACGATCTGCAAAAAGGGCCGCCTAGGTTTGAACCGGGGCTTATCAATTACGGGTCGTTTTATTCGACTGATACTCAAGCT